TTCACCCGGATTGTTGTACAACACTATAAAATCAGGTATTGCGGTCGATTATCCTATCTTTACTGCGAGCATGGATATTACAGGAGGATACGGCGATCTGCTCTCTGAAGGGGGCGATGGAAATTATCTAGGCACTGGATTTATATCCGGCTCCACCGGTATAGGTAGGTTCCACCTTCGCCTTCCGTTTGAGACCCTTGTGCAGCCAGAAAATTACCTACGTGATATCGATATAGTTAACATGGAGACACACGCCAGTGCTGCGCAGAATTGTACTGCCTCTTGGAACGGGGATGGCGGACCTCTCTACAAGTATATGGCTAGTAATTTCCTCGCAGAAGTTCCAGAATTTTTCTTGCGTGAGCAGCAATTCACGAGCCTTGTCTCTTTACCTGAATCCAAATGGGGTGAAACTGAGAAGGACAGAGTTTATGGCGCAAGAATCAAAGTTAGAAAGAGTTACAACAATGTGACTGTTCGAACTGGATCTTTGGGCTATAGAAACCCCCTAACTCCTATAACTCAGTGGCGCACCGATTTGCATGAAAACTTTACGATGTATAGTCGCCCAAGTGCATTTGGACCGCCGGTGGGAATAGGTACAAACTTAGACTCTTTGGGTGGCTTCAACCCAGCATTTACGCCGCCATATTATTATGGTGAATCCTGGGCAGATGTGTTTTTTACTGCCCCTCGATCCGGAAGCTTCTCTATCGCTGATTTATTATCGGCAGACAACTTAGCAGTGTCATATATTCGAATCGGAGATGACTGGATTTATAAAGATGGAACTGCCGCAGGCAATGCGTTTGCAAACACAATGCTTCACGGTAATAATATCGAGTTTAATTCGATGCAGCTAGATGCTTCATTTAACTTATTTGGAAAGGCAGAAATTAAAAAGGTAACGTATGATCCATCGGGTAAGCCAACAGCTGTTCAGGACGACGCAACTGATAATGTTTGGGTGCTTCAGAGTAAGTTTGAAACGCCTATGCTTAACTTTGCAGACGTATCGGTGACCAACCCACAGTTTGGGTCTGGCAGTGTTGCGCGCGGAATGTGGCATCAGTATGGTGTCTATCCAGACGCCCCAGACAAGGGAATCTTCTTCTCTATTTCAGACATCCCAGAGTCTTATATCGTTAACGCCCTGGGTGGCGACCCATCCCTTACTGGTTCCCTAGTCGATCTGGTAGGGATGTCATCCGAAGAGAAGCGTCTTGGCGAAACCGCCGCAGCTAAGGAGATTCGCGAAGCAGTTATCGCCATACCTTATATTGAAAGAAGCTCACAAAGAGAGTTTTTTGAGGTCTCTAGAGAGGACATTGAATTAGCCCTAAGTGGCAACCTCAGTGATAACAACTCTATTCAAAATATGGTTAACTCTATGCAGGGGTATGTCTTGCCACCTCGATTTGACTTCCTAGCAAATCCGGATAGAGTTGCTCCGTTTGCGATGTATATTTTTGAGTTTAAACACACACTAGATCGTGATGACCTTACGGACATATGGCAGGGATTGTTGCCAAAGATTGGCTACTCGTTTGATGAGGAGAGTGATCCCTTTAAGGAGGGCAACGGTGCTCCATCTAACCAAGTGCAAAAGGAGGTCTCAATAACCCACCCACTCCTTGCGCAAGAACTATTAAACAAGGAATCATTTAACAACAACATTCGTTGGATGGTCTTCAAGGCAAAGCAAAAGGCTAACAAGAACTACTTCAGCAAGGTGATCAAGGACCAGATAAATGCCAATAACAACTTTGATAAGGGTCGCGCAGCAGAAATTGGTCGTGATGACTCAACAAGGGCGGCTGAGCCAAAGTACAGCTACAACTGGCCATATGATTTCTTTTCTCTGGTCGAACTAGTTAACATAGAAGCAGAAGTAGAGATTTCAAATACCGAAGAAGATAGTTAGAAATGGCATTCTTTAATAAAAAACAAGAGGTCTTGGATATTCAATTGACCCCATATGGCGAGGACTTGCTTTCACGTGGAAAGTTTAAGCCCGTTTATTACGCTTTTTTTGATGATGACATTCTCTATGATGGCTCTGGATCCGCTGGAATTACAGAAGTTCAGAACGATATTGAACCAAGAATTCAAGACAACACTCCTAAGAGCAAGATTCAATATGTATATTCCGGACCAGAAAAGCGAACAACGGATAGGATTCGCCAAGCCTGGGAGGAAGTCGGCTCTGTGGTAATAGGGGAATATGGTGTGCGAACTATTGGAGGCACGCCTGCTCCAATGCTGGAAATGGAACTGCTTACCGAAGAGTCTCGCGGACGTAATTTTGACCAGTATTACTACGTCGATCGCAACCCTCCGATATTTACCGATTTTAATTTTGTTGAGCCTCTTGGGTCAATGGAGATAGGGAGTGAGCACGCCCCATCTTGGAGAATTATTGCACTAAACGGTGAGGTGTCTGGTGCTATAAACTACCTAACAAGCTCCGCTGAAGCAGGTATCCACAACAATGTCAGAAGGATACCACAGATTGATTTTGACGTTACCTACAGAGTCTTGGTAGGCAATGAGAGGGATATTAATATTGACTCGGGATTAAGAGATAGAATCATCAGTAAAATATTTGATGATGGGACGTTCTTGTATCTATCGGAGGACGCTCCAAATATCATGTTAGTTGTCGACGAGGAAAATTCTCCAATTGATATTGAGTATGATATTGAAGTATTTTCTGTTGAACGTGGACCAGAAGGAGCAGACACGCTCTTAATGCCTCTATATTTTCAAAAAAAACCGGAACAGGTTGTGAACGGAGTGCTGCTGGATCCAGACGAAATACCAGTGTTCAACTTGACTGATCTAGACCCTTCATACACTGAATACTTCTTTCAAATCAATTCAGATTTAGAAATACCTGAAGAAGAGATATGCCCCAAGATAACAAACCTTAGAAGCAGGGGAGTTGTAGGCGGCAATATACCGTATGATTGCCCTGACGTGAAGAGGGTTAACTTAATGGACGTATATGGATCTGATACCGGAGAAGTGGAGATTTGTGACTAATGTCAAACGTATCTGAAGATAGCCTAAGAAGCGGTGGTTTTACGCCCAACCTATACGTAAAAAGGATATCAATTCGTCACGGCTCGTCAATAGTATCATCAAAAAATTCAATTTCTGATCAGGGCAACTTTATTCGATACCGAAGAGACGATGGGACCTTGGTTTATAATGCTGTCAATGGCAATTCTGAATTTACGGATGGCTCAACGGAAGTCGATCTTAGTGTGCAAGTTAAGGACGTAATAAACTCAGAAACTAAAAAAGGATTTTGGCTGAGTGATCTTGCTGGACGCGCAAAGTCAGTGATGTATGTTCTTCAAAGCACCAACCCAAGACTAACCTCAGAGCTATTAGACGGCGCCATATTTGATAGCATAAATCCAAAAGTTCCAGCAAGGTATAAAAAACTAATCGACTATGAAATAAAAGAATTGTCCTTAGCATTTACAGAAGCTGAAGAGCTGAGTATCTCAAGTATGATTATGCCCACAACAGGAAATAGAGTCGCCTCTCTTAATAGAAGGTTTACGTTTCAGGTCCCAAGTGACTCCCCTCAGCATTTAACATACTTTACATTTGTAAAAACACCCCTAGAAGAGCCAAAGGGAAAATTCACCCCCCACAGCATGGTGTCAGTTGAGAAGGTTATCGAGGGAGGGTTGTTGGTTGATCAAGCTTTTGTTTTTCGAGATTCCAGTAATCAAATATGGGCTGGACCTGTCCACCTTCATCCGGAAAAAGGCTGGATGGAGGGCGCTTTTCACGTTAGCGCCCCGCACGAAAGCTTACGTAGAATAGCCATAAATAACTTTAAAGTTCAAGACGAGCGTATTTTTTCGCTTATAAATTCCCATGTCATAAATCTAGGAAAAGTGGAGAACACTAGGTCTGAAGTTTCGGACGCTTACGTTTCAAGGTCTCCCGACAATCAGGCGACTATGATTTTTACTTTTGACCATCTTAGCTATATGATAGAAAATTCTAAATACGGCAAGCTCTATGCCAATAGCTCGCGCAGCTTGCAGAATGAGCTATTGAGAAGATCTAGGATAACTAACTTATCGATACTAAGAAAGAGGGTTGTACCAAGAGATTCTATAAACTCATTAGGTAGTGCGGATAAAGTTTTATATGATTTTTCCGATGAAAAGCCACCGGAGGTTTTGGTTGTTTCCACAGATGATGGTGGAGTTTTGCAAAACCAAAGTCGGTATGTGGTCGACGGCGCTGATTATAACAAGTTTAAAGACATAAGAAGTTCTTCTGAGCCTCCGACTGATTATAAGTTTTATGGAAGTATAAAAGAATTAGCCCTTGACGCGATCGGTCGTAAGAGAGCGTTTGCAGTCAGAGACGGCTCAATTGCAAGAGTTTCGGACGGTAAGTACATTTATCAGGCACAGATTGAAATTGAGGATTCGGCATTTTCGTTTCTTAAGGAAAGGTTGGAACATTTTAACAAGATGCTCAACTTGATGACTAACTATCTTCAGTTGGCGCAGAGCAATAGTAATTTTAACTCACAAACGGGACGTTTTCGCCGATCCTTCGTTAATTCTCAAAAGGTTACAGACCAAGCAATCCCGGTCTGGCTTGGGTCAATTATCTCTCTAATTGAAACAATGGATATCCTCACAGAGATTAGCACCCAAGAAAAATCACGATTAGCCAATGCCATCTATACTTTGATAAGCCCAGAGGTGGGAACCCTCCAGGGTGTTGAAGTATATGTTTCCGCATTGCAGGCGTTTAGCAAAAGGTTTGAAGCTGCCATAACTGGACAAAAGGCTGTGCATGCGCGGGACAAAAGTTCAATTTCTCAATCCTCAGAGCACACACGCATTTCCAATACTTTTCAATTTTCTGAGGTTTTTGATGCCAACGTAACCCACAATACTGGCTTTGAGTATGTAAAGCTATCAGATAACCTAAGCCTAACAACAGCCGAGTTTATTAGGCGTGTTGATACTGAGTTAGCGAGGTACGCCAAGAACCTATACGATACAACAGAACTACAAGAAAATTTTGATTTTATTAACAATCAAGACGCCCAGGCGTTGGTTGCGAACAACACTAGGTATGCCCATATGGCGCCAAGATATTTTAAAGTGATTGGCACTGTGGTAGACCTTTTATCAGAGAATAAAGATTCTCTAGATTTTACCTCAGTAACAGCTACAATTCAGTCAATCCTGGATAATCCAGCTAATCGAGATCTGGATGTTTACATCGAGAGGGACACCCTGGGTCTTCTCAGGAAAACTGGAACTGGTCCAACAACAGAGAGGATTCAGGCTTTGGCGACACTTTTTGAATCAGCTGCCGCCGATGATGGCATATATGTTAAAGAAACTCTTGATAGATCCATATTAAAGGTCGACCCTCGCGCTGCATCTCAGGCAAGGTCCGTATCTTCTGAGGAGTTTTTAGGATCGGACAATAAATTTTCAACCTCAACGGATGAGATACCAGCTAATACCGCTCGTAGTGCCGTTGTGAAGAATGCTGATTCATTGTCGGTTTTACAAGAATTGCTCAGATTTAAAAACGAACCTACAGATAAAAATGTTTCACAATCAGAGTCACTAGAAAATATATCTTTTGACCTGACTAGAAACGATAACTTTATCAACAAACGTCTTCGTCCAGAGCTGCAGCCACCCAATGAGCCTGCTCCGCCTGGCGTCTTAACGGAAGCATTGCAAGCCTTACCAGAGCAAATAAAACTCTTAACTAGAAGCAAGAATAGGGTTTATAATGATAGCTCGGCTATGTCAACAACCACGACAGATTCCCAGACAGACGCATTCATATACAATTTTTCCATGATACGAGTAGTAGAATATTTATCCGGCTATCAAGACGAAGATGCCCGCCGTCCAATCTGGCAAACTTTGAATGCCGATGTTTTAAACTCTGCAAGAAAGGGATTGTTGTGCAGGTTTAGAAGCTACTCAGATTCAGCAACTAACATTGGCGCGTTTACCAAGCTAGATAGCATCCCCGTTTATAATGAACACTTTATTTTGTCTCCTACCGGCGCTTCTAGCCCAGCCCGAACCACTCCGCTAGCGCGGAGACAAATAACTCCGAGTGCTTTAGAGATAGGATTTAAAAAGACCTCATTTACCCGTGGTCCAGAGGGTAGCAACACTCGCCGTCTAATAGGCTTTGGCACCCAAGTCAACGCAATAGATGGGCAGACAGAATATATTTCTTCTTCTATAACAGGCGCTCCAACCAGCTCCAGACGAAGGCTCTCAGGGATCACTTCAACAGAAAATGGTTCTGCAGCGTCCGTAGCACCACCTTCAGCTGAGGTCCGCGCGCCCACACGCAGACCCACAGCGCCTGCAAGAAGATCAGCCCCAGCTAGCACAGGAACGTCAGTAGGCGGCGGAGGATCAGGTTACTAATGTCATCAAATAAAAAACATAACTTTTTAGTCGACTTCACCAACACTATGACGTCTTGGGATTCTGAAGGGTCGCCGTTTAGCACTAACACCCCGCAAGCATCACCCAGCCGCCCTAACCAAGACGCTCTTCGTAGAGATTATGGCGGCTTATGGTATCCCGGTGTTGGCAGCCGCTGGAGGTATGGTGTCGCTATGGGAGATGGGATGTCTTTAACCCCTAGCCGCCCAGGTGCGCGAGCGCCAGATGCCCTAATTCATAGATATTTTTATAGAGACTACGCCGGTATTTCTGATGTAAGCTTAGAAGATGTTGTAAATGAATATACTCCCGAAGAGGAGGGTTCAGTTCCTGGAGGTGTTCCCGAACTTTCTTCACGCATGCGAGCCAACGTTGTTGTTAATTCTGTTGGAGCCGAGGAATTTTATGGAAACGAGGCTCCCTATGGCTATATACGCCAAAGAATAAGGATTGAGGCAAACCGCGATCTGCTGCCAGCCGGAGGTGTTGTTAGTACCTACACTGACGTTTTCGATGCGAGCACAGAAGAGCGCGCCGATCCAGCCGACATCACTGCCTGGCGAAATTGGTGCATTGAGAACTATTATGGGCGCTCGACCGAAGAGGGTTCCCTTGGAGTATATAAAACCTTTTTAGATCACTGCGCTAGCTATGATTCGCCTTACACTCCACTAGAAAAACTGGCGAGCCCAAACAACAGACAAGCAGCCACAACGGATTTTGAATATAACTTTTTCATTAAAAAGTATGAGAATACCATCGCCACCTCTCCAACAGAGGACGAAAGAATTATTCCTCATATTTACACAATGTATTTTGAGAAGTCTCGGGGTATGGGTATTGATGGCGCTGAGGACGTCCCTCGTGGCGCCCCCCGCATCGTTGATCCATCGTACAACGAGGACTTCCTGTACAGTGATTTCGTGACACTGAACAGAGCGTTAAAGAAAGTGTTTATAAATAGCCTCCGTGTAGAGCGGTTTGACTCCCTTGCTGGTGTTGAATTAGATTCGGTAAGGACAGAGAAAACTGGCGAGATAGATAGGGTGAGGTATTTTGAAAAGTGGACGAGCCTCTATAACCGTATCTACAACCCCATTGCTGGCTCTGGCTATCCTCCCGATGTTGTTGTCAACGGGCTAAACCTCATCAGATCAAAGTATAAAAACCTTCTTTTTACTCGAAACGCTGCTGAGGAATCGCAAGGATATAATTTATATAAGAACCTATTTCCAATGCGCTGTGAGCTTTCATTTCCCTTGGCATATTCGCAGTTTATGGGAGAAGCGCATGTCGGCGACATTGCAGGATTTAACTTAGCCAACGCCAGCACAGTTGCGCGAATTTGGGACGCATATCATGGTGCCCAACAGCGTGAAACATTGTCCCAATATTTGTTGAAAGTCAACTTTGCTGAAAATCACCAAAGCGGCGATACTATTCGCGCCACGCCGGATAATATTGCAAACGGTACTGAAAGAACCGCTTTTAAACTAGCGGATTTGTTCGAAAATTTAGATTCGTCTCGAACCGGTGGAGCGAACATTACATTTGTGGATGACTTTGTATCTTTTCGAGGAGCGCTTGGAGTCACAAGAACTGAAGACCCCGCTGGAATCGTCATTGATACAAATACAGAAGAATCCCCAGACGATAGGATTATAGACCTCAACGACGGTATTAGTTACAATGAATTTATTAATAATATGATTGAATTACTGCAAAGTCAATCTGAGCAATATTTGAGAAGATATACGGAGATGTTAGAGGGCGCAGAATCATTCTCATGCCCTCTTTACTACCGAGTCAACAAATACCAAAGGCTAGCCGGTCAGCGTGGAAGTTTGATACAGACCATTATAATACCCCAATACACAGTTATAAAAAATAAGTTGTTTAGTTACATTGACACTCAGATGCGTTATGAGAACAGCTATGAGTATGAAATAATAGGATACAACGCAATCATCGGCTCTAAATACAGGTTTACAGAACTTTATTTGCCAACTTACACCGACAGTGGCGCGATAATTGATGGTCAGGTAGAGTATTTTGGACCAATCTTTTTGGCAGCGCAAACGCCTGCTAACCGCAGGCGGACTTCCATGGATAGAGCTGATGGCACACGGGTGGCTCTTGCCACAGCTGAGCCGGATGCGGATGCTCGGATTGGCACGCTCCCCGCGCTAGCGACCGCCCTCGACGGAGTTACAGAGCCAGCCCTACTAGAGGGTTCTGGCAATCCATTCTTTGCTGAAATCGAGGTTGTGGTAGAGCCCTCTATTGTGGTGGTAGAGGTGCCCTACATCGCTAATGGGTATCCCTGGATGCCGTCTGCTGATACATCTTTTGGAATTGGAACAATTCTTGATGATCCCGGCATATCACCAAACGTGCGTGTAATCCCCTATCGTGGAGTCGATAACAAAATTTTGTTTAACCTTGAGACAGGGATTGGTCAAGAGTTTAATCTTCCAATTAGCATATCTTCCCGCGAGGAGCAATATTATGCTCGTTTGCAAGAAAATAGCGACGGCGAAAACGGACCCTTGGTTTTTTACGAAAACGACGATCCGGCTGCAGCTTTTGAGATTTATAGAATTTCATCATACCCCGCCACTTACAGGGATTTTGAAAATAATATGATCGCCAACATCCCCACTGATGATAAACTTATCGGATACAGGAGGGGCGCCTCCGTTTCGTATGTTGATGATATCAGACCAAACACCAAGTATTATTATATGTTCCGTTCTTTGGATATACATGGTCACTATTCATACCCGTCTGAAATTTATGAGGTCGAGATGATAGAGGACGCGGGAGCGGTCTATCCAAGGGTTAGGGTTGTAGACCCCCTTCAGGATCAAAGTAGAAAAACTCTGCAAAAGAATCTAAAAAGATTCTTGCAAATTAAGCCTCAATTGACACAAAGACTATTTAATGTTGGCGAGACTTTTGACCCCCTTGATCAAGAAGAGAATGCGTCTGCGCCCGTAACAGACAACATTGTTTTAGGGAATAGGGCAGAGAAGATTTGGGATCGAAAATTTAAGATTCGCTTGACGTCTAAAAAGTCTGGAAAGAAAATAGACTTAAATGTAACTTTCAAGAAAGAGTATGATGATCAAAGAAGTGATTCTTAAGAGGATACGGCATAAATAACGGTCTTTACTATTTAAATAAAAATGGGCAAAATGATTGAAAAATCACTAATTATATTTATGAAGAGGAAATAACATGGCATTTTTGGACAATTCGGGTGATATCATCCTCGACGCAGTGCTAACAGATTTAGGCAGAGAAAGACTTTCAAGAGGCGATGGTAGCTTTAGAATCACAAAATTCTCTCTAGGCGATGACGAAATTGATTACGCTCTTTATCGTAACGCCAACAGCTCCCTAGGCGCACACCCAAGTGGTAGTGCATACTACGACATTCAGATTCTTCAGACTCCAGTCTTGGAGTCTTTTACAAATAATACCTCTTTCTTTAAGTCCAAGCTTCTTAGTATTGGGAGAACCAACCTACTCTATCTTCCGGTCCTCGCCTTGGCGCAGGGCACACAGGGAAGAGAGGACTTCTATAACGGCTCTTATCTTGTCGCAGTGGACGAGAATACACAGGGACCTGATACGACAAACGCCCTAAATATGAACACGGCTGGCTTCTTTTATGGAGCGAGCGGCTTTGAGAACGACCCGTCCCCAATGACAGTTGATCAGGGACTCAATACAACTGAGGTCTCAAATGCTAACCCGCTTGACGCCGATCTGGTTGAGCAGCAGTATCAAATTGAAATTGATAATCGCTTTGGAGGCATCATCGACCCCAGTGGTAATGCCGCTTCCGTCTCCTTTATTGATGACGACAACATTGCCACTTACTTTATATCAACTAGGACGGACCCATCTTTCTTTGAGGACATCACCGACACCTCTGTCCGAGCAGCCGTCGATGGTCCAAGGGGAACAAGATTGGTATTCAAGATTAAGTCATCCGTGGAGCTTGCGACCAGCACCTACTTGTTCACGAGGCTAGGTAGCACTGTGAGTTTGCCAGGCGCGTCAGGCGGCACTGTAAGTAACGTTAAGTTCCTGGACTCAACAGTTAGAATTACCGGCGTAACAACTGGATATCGCCTAGACATTCCAATTAGATTTGTCAAATCACCAGCGTAAAAGGATAGAAAATGGCTACTACATTTAAGACTCTAAGAAGTGAAGACGTTGTATCAACAAGGTCATTGTTACACGAGGCTATTCCAATCACGGGATCAATAATCTCAGGAACCTACGGAGCCCCCAGTGTTGCCGATAACATTAAAAACTACTCTCACGGAATGTTTCAGAGTGTTTATGATTATCCATACCTAAGCTCCTCGGCAAACCACATTTTTGATTTAACGGTTGGGTATTCGTCTGATTCTCCTCTTTCCGGCACTGCCAATGTAACTCAGCAAGATAAAAAGATTAACCTCTATACTGAGATGGCACAAGTTCTCATGGGCTTTGATTATACCGGTTCTGTCCAGCTGTTCGATGAGGACGGCGATTTGTCCGCCGGGGGAGCCAAACTTAAGGAATGTGTTTTTGTCAACCTCGCGAGGTTGTTGACAAAAGACGAAATTAAGAAGGGCACGTTTGCCCTAGAGTTTGGCATGAGTGCCTCTTTTAGCAACGTTTTCTCAACTGATCGGGTAAAGTTAGCGGATACGGATGCCGCCACAGAGTTTAAAGTAAATTCGCCTGCTGGAGAATATGGTATTTTGTACGCCACTAATGCTGCTGGCGATGAGTTAATAAATAATGACGGTGGTGCCAAGACAATCAAGGCGGGACTACTGTTTTATCAGGCTGGTGTCGCCGTAGTCACCGGCGCTCTCTTCCAGAAATCTACCCGAGGAGGTCTTCTCTCCGGGTCTGGTCCGGATGAACTAAAGTTCAATGTGGGAGGCGAGGTGTTCGACGCAGTCCTCACGGGATCTAACATCGAAACTGTGTGCGACAACTTCCGACATAGGATTTATGATCTTTCGTTCAACAACACCACAGAGCTTAATTCCACGATATATTTCTGTCGTGCAAATAACCAAGACTTTAATTATTCTGCGAATCCCACCTATCTTACGGCAAGCAAGATTCGTGTCAAAGAGGGCGTCACTGATCCTCCAATCTCCTATATTACGACTGTTGGGTTGTATAGTCCCGACAATGAGTTATTAGCAACGGCTAAGCTCTCTGAGCCCCTTAAGAAGGATCCCACAAACGAATTAACTCTTAGAGTGCGTCTAGATTATTAACATAAACTATTTATTTATGTTATGCCATATTATAAGTTTAAAGAAACTGACATATTCTACAACAGAATAGAGGCGCACCCTAAGAAAGAGTTCTTCGTTTTTAACTCCTCTGTATTCTTGGACAACCAGTCTTTAATTAGTGGTGCGTTCACGGCTAGTATACCAAATGTCCCAACCGGTTTCGCCAGTCTTTATGAGCTGAATGTAGATAGAATCTCAGCTAGTACCGGTCGCGTTATGGGCGACGGCACAGACCACCCTATATGGAACAATGGTCTCATATACCCATTCATTACAAAGGGCGGTTCTCTGGAGAGATTTAGGACCGTATCCGCAACCAGCTTTAACGCAGATTTTGCGTATGGCGATGTGATGACTGGCAGTTATCCTTTATCTTCCAGTATAGTTAGGGAGTTCTTTGCAGAGTCAGCCACACGCGATCAGTCGGCAAACAGAATCAGCGCACTTCGAAATACGCTAAATTACTACACCCCGCTCAGTCGGCAATATGAGTACGCTCCCGCAACTGGAGAGTGGGATAAGGGCGTGCAGGCAATTAATTTGATTAGTATCCCGTCCATTTTCTATGGATCATCCATCAAGAAAGGAACTATTAATTTAAAATACTACATAACTGGCGCTTTGATCGGCGAGATTAGAGATGAGAACTTAAATGGAGAATTAATACAAGTGGGTCCTCCCGGCAGCAATGGCTCTGGTAGTGTAGCTGGCGTTGCGCTTTATAACGAGGGTTTCCTTGTATTGACAGGAAATTGGGACCTATATTCCCCTGACGGGGTTGGTCCTGTCTCCCTAGATTATAGCGGGGATGGAAGTAATATTGATTCATCGTGGCTTTACTACGCTGTTGGGGCAAATGACGGCATCACAGCCAGTGTCGATATTGTGGCAAATACAAGAGCCTCCGCAAGCTATGCGATGACCTATGAGGGCGTTAATTACGTGCCAGTCGTCACGATGCTTGCAAATGCGCCAAAGGCAGAGCTAAACTATTCAAACAATCCTACATATATAAATCTGGTTGACCTGAGAACTGGCTCTTTATTCAACTCCAGTTCAATGTCTTATATCGAAAATGATAAACAAGAAATCAAAAATACTGTAAAATCACCTTATATAGATCCAACTGGTAGCTATGCACCACAGACATTTATATCAAGAGTTGGACTATACGATGAGAACAAAAGGCTCATCGGCATTGCTAAGGTTGCTACTCCCGTGAAGAAAACAGAAGATAGGGACCTTACATTTAAGTTGAAACTGGACTTTTAATGATTTTAGGATTAGACGTCAGCACCAGCATCACTGGTGCGACGGTTGTTGACAAAGACGGTAAAGTAGTTTATACTACTGCTTGGGACACAAGAAACAAGAAGCACTTCCCAACACTCATCTCAAAGGCAACGTGGATTGAAGAGCGCTTGATTGAGGTTGGTAAGAAGTATAAGGTTCAAGAGATTTATATTGAGCAGTCTCTACAATCTTTCAGATCGGGATTCTCATCGGCAAAAACACTCTCAACATTGTCCCGATATAATGGTATAATATCATGGATATGTTATCAGGTGTTTCATCGTGAGCCCGACTATTTGGCTGCTACTTCTGCTCGTAAATCTTGTGGTATTACTGTGCCCAAGGGAACCAAAGCAAAAGAAGTAGTTTTAGAATATTTGCTTGACAACGAGCCCTCGTTTGAGGTAGAATATACAAGACATGGAAATCCCAAGCCCGACTCCTACGATCGGGCTGATAGTATTGTAATAGCGAAAGCCGGTTATATTGAATGGAAGCAGAGAAACTCAAAATCTTAAAATCTATTCTCGGTTCTTTTCGGAGAACCGGAACAGAGTATCTCTTCCACTGTCCTTTCTGCAAGCATCACAAGCCAAAGTTTTCAGTTAATCTTCATCGCGGCGCCAAGTGCTGGGTGTGTGATTGGAAAACCCCCCATATTCGTCGTGTAGTGCGACGTGCGGGCACTCGTGCTGATTTGCAAGAGTGGGATGCGTTGACGGGTCGCGTCTCTCTGGATGCGTTTGAGAGCCTTTTTGGGGACATTGACGATTCGGAGCCGGAACCTGTCATCGAGCTGCCCGAAGAGTTTGTTTCTTTGGCAAATAATAATGTATCTTTGTCGTCACTTCCGGCGAGAAGATACTTACTAAAGAGAGGTCTGTCCAAGACAGACTTCGTAAAGTGGAAGATTGGCTTTTGCGTGCACGGCGAATACGCTAACCGCGTGATTATTCCGTCTTTCAACATGAATGGAGAGGTGAACTATTTCATTGCTCGTGCGTATAACGATGATTGGATGCGATATAAGAATCCACCAGTCAGTCGAGACATTGTTTTTAATGAGCTGTTTCTTGATTGGGACAGCGATCTAACGATAGTGGAGGGCGCCTTTGACGCAATCGTCGCAGGCTCCAACTCTGTTCCAATCCTAGGCTCCACGCTGAACGAGAGTTCTAAACTATTTCAGGAGATTGTCAAGCATGACACTCCTATTTACCTCGCTCTTGATCCTGATGCAGAGAAGAAGTCCAATCGGCTGATCACTGCCCTTATGAAGTATGACGTGGAACTTTATAAGGTTGACATCACTGGGTATGATGATGTAGGATCAATGACGGCAGAGGAATACCAAAAGCGAAAAGAGGCTGCGATGTTTATGTCTTCGGACAATTACCTTTATTATCGCGCCCTTACCGCACTTTAACGGAGAAGAATGACAAAATTTAAAAACTTGTCCTCGTCAGAGGACATAAATAAATGGATCAATGAAGTGTATTTTGAATGCAAGTCCTCATATCCCCTCCCCCCAGCTGGGCGTATGCTGTCTACCGCTGTCGACATCGGGGCTAACGTAGGCGGGTTCTGCCTTCACGCTCATAGCAAATTTGAAAAGATTTATGCCTTTGAGCCCCTAAAGCAAAATTATCACATCTTACAACAAGTTATACTTCAAAGGGGGCTTACAAATGTGGAAGCTTATTGCAATGCTGTCTACTCAGAGAGTGGTAAGGCATTAAGTCTTGTGCGTCCCGAGAACAATATATCTGGCGATGTGTTTTGCTCCGAAGAGGGCAATACACTCGCTATAGAAAAGTGTGAAACTATTTCGCTAAGTGACATCATTAAGACTTTAAACATCTCAAAAATTGATTATTTAAAGATGGACTGCGAGGGGGCTGAATATGATATATTTGAAAATTTTAATGATTTTGATAAGATTTTTATAATAGCCCTTGAGCTGCATGAAGTGGGGGACTATCCCCTTCTTAAGAAAGAAGCGCTGCTTAAAAAGTTACACGAACATTATGTGTTTATTAGAAACCACAAGGGAAGGGTGACAGTGGAAGAAGCTCGCACCTCCTCAGAGGCTCAAGACTATAAAGACTTTATAAATGAGTCGGCTCTTATTTTATTTAAAAGGTAGAAAAAATGACTTATAAAATTGCCCACCTGGCAGATGTTCATATCAAGAATCTAAAGTATCACTATGAATATAGGCACGTTTTTAACCAATTATACGCTATTTTGCGTAAAAATGAGGTAGATTACATCTATATTGGGGGTGATATTGCCCACACAAAGACCCAAATTAGCCCCGAATTCGTGCAATTGTGCTCGGAATTGTTCACAAATCTGGCAGAAATTGCCCCACTTTACATCATTTTGGGCAATCACGATGGCAACTTGCGCAACAAAAGTCGTCAAGATGCCATCACGCCCATCGTAAACGCACTAGATAATCCCAATATTCATCTTTTGGCGGCTGCTGGAGAGACTATTGTCACCGATGACCTAGCATTTAACGTGCTTTCAGTGTTTGATGAGGACAATTGGGTCAAGCCCAGCAGTGAAGACCGCATCAATATTGCCCTTTACCACGGTTGCGTAGCTGGTGTCCAGACCGATGCCGGCTGGGTTATGGAGTATGGGGACCATGATGTCTCAATCTTCGCCGGTCACGACTTCGCAATGCTCGGAGATATCCACAAGACCAACCAAATCCTTGACGAAGATGGTCGTGTCCGCTATTGTGGTTCTATTGTCCAGCAAAACCACGGTGAGACCAATGATAAGGGATTCTTGATTTGGGAAATTAATAGTAAGGACGACTTTACTGTCACCCACCACAAGCTTCTCAACCCCAAGCCGTTTATTACGATTGAGCTTACGCCCAAGGGACGACTGCCAAAGAATGTCCAAGTACCAGACGGTGCCCGACTGCGCCTTGTGGCAAATAACAGCCTACCAGCAGACCGCCTCCGCCGAGCGATTGAGATTGTAAAACATCGATTCAAGCCTGAGAGTGTGTCATTCCTCAATCGTGCCGCAGGACAGCGCGGCTCTGTGGACAACCTGGCTGATGGTCTCAAGAAGGAGAACCTCCGAGACCCCAGCGTCCAGGAAAAGTTTATCACTGAATACCTCAAGGACTTTGAGGTCACCGAGGAGGAGCTTGACCGCGTCTTTGAGTTAAACCGCAAGTATAGCACCCTGGCACAGGAAAACGAGGATGTGTCCCGCAATGTAGATTGGAAGCTAGAGAGTATTGAGTGGGACAACCTATTCAACTACGGCGAGGATAACAAGATTGATTTTAATAAGACCAGCGGCATTGTTGGCATCTTCGGCAAAAATTATTCAGGCAAGTCCTCCACAATTGACGGACTGCTTTACACCATGTTCAACAGCACGTCCAAGAACGAGCGAAAGAACCTTAATATTATTAATCAGAATAAAGAGGGGTGTAGAGGCGTCGTAAAGGCATCTATAGGGGACGAGACCTACGAGATACACCGTACATCGGAAAAGTATGTGAAGCGCCTTAAAGGGCAGGAGACAACCGAAGCAAAGACCGATGTGGACTTCTTCAAGACCAACCTTCTCGGAGAGAAGGAGGAGCTAAACGGACTCACCAGAAATGACACGGATAAGAAAATCCGAAAGGTTTTTGGTACGATGGAGGACTTCCTCCTGACGTCAATGGCTTCTCAGCTTGGCTCCCTATCGTTCATCGGCGAGGGTTCCACCAAGCGTAAAGAGATCCTAGCCAAGTTTCTTGACCTAGAAATATTTGAGAAGAAGTTTAAGATGGCAAAGGACGACAGCTCTAGCATTAAGGGCGCTCTTAAGTTGCTGGAAGGCAAGGACTTTGTAAACCTCATCACAGCTGCTTCCAAGGAGCTGCGCGAGAACGGCGAGGTAATTGATGGTCACAAGGCAACCTGTGAGGTGACCAGGGAAGAAATCAGGAGTGTACAGGCTCTCATGCAAGACGTTGAATCACAGATTGCATCAATCCCCACTCAAATGATTGACTATGACGCTGTACAGGAGGAGCTAGGCACAAATGAGCTTGATCTATACAAAGCAGATGAGGCACTCAAGAATCTCCAGCAGGAATACCACGAGAAGGAAAAGTTACTAACAAACATTGCCGCCTTCCTGTCTGACATCGATATTGATGACATTTTTATTAAAAAGGAACTTCTTGCCACTAAGCAGGAGGAACTGTCTGAGTTAAACAATATTATCAAGCTTCTTGACCGCGAACAGGCGAACAACCAGAAGAAGATGAAGATGCTGGAGACGCACGAGTACGACCCCGACTGCCACTATTGTAGCGAGAACAAGTTTGTCAAGGATGCCCACACAGCCAAGCAGAAGTTTGCTGAGAATGCTGCTAAGCTTGCCACGCTACATAACGAGAGTGGCAAGATTGAAGCCGACATTTCAGCCCTTAACGAGCCAGAGATTATCAAGAAGCACAATCAGTATGAGCAGTTAGCCAAGAAGAAGAGTGATGTTGAGCGCAAGCTGACGAAGTGCGAACTGGATATTGAGAGGAATAAGTCCACAAAGCTTTCAGCCGAGCATAACATCCAGCGGCTTCTTAAGGAAATTGACACATATAACGAAAATAAGGAAGCTATTGAAAAGCTTTCGGAACTCAATAAGCAGAAGCGAAACTATAATAAGAATATCTTTTCTCTTAACAAGACTTTAGAAAATTGCGATAATGAGCTTAAGGAACTATATGTAAAGCATGGCTCGCTGGAGCAGCAGGTTGAAAGCCTGCGAGACCAGAAGCAGGAGTTGGAGGACCTACGAAATCAATACTCTGCTTACGATCTTTACATGCGCTGCATGCACAGCAACGGCATTGCATATGATATCATTAAGAAGAAGCTCCCTGCAATCAATGATGAAATCGCAAAAGTTCTTACAAATATTGTAAACTTTGAGGTTTATCTTGAAAGTGCCGACAAGCGGCTTAATATCTTTATTAAGCACCCTCGCTTTGAACCGCGACCGCTTGAGATGGGCTCTGGAGCCGAGAAGACAATCGCCTCGATGGCAATCCGCTTGGCACTCCTATCCGTCTCCAGCCTACCCAAGGGCGATATCTTCATTCTTGATGAACCGGGCACCGCTTTAGACGAAGAAAACATGGAAGGGTTTGTGCGTATCCTAGATTTGATCAAGGCTCAATTCAAGACCATTTTGCTGATTTCGCACTTGGACTCATTAAAGGATTGCGTTGATTCTCAGATAGTTATAGAAAAGAAAGATGGGTACGCTTTCATAAACCACTAACTACTTACTAGTTGTTAATGGAGGAAAGATGACAGAAGCACAAATACAAAAAGCTCCCTTTGTTGATAGGGTTCTTGGAAAGTTAACTTCAAGAAAGCTATTGGTATGGGGAACGGGCACAGTCCTAGCGTTTCTAGGATTTGTGACCTCTAGTGATTGGGTGACAATCTCAGTTGTATACATCGGCTCTCAGGGCGTTGTTGATACTGTGGTTGCCCTAAAGAATGCGGGCTAGTGTGAGCTGGCTCGGGACGAAAACCTTCCTATTAAAAGCACTGGCATGGCTCAAGACTCATTGGTACGTGCCAGTGCTTTTTATTATCGCTGCCTTACTTACCATTCTTACCAAAGGAGACTCCGTTGGTCCTATCTTGGACCTAATGGATAAGAACCGCAAGAACTATGAAGATAGAGTTAGAGTTCTTGAAGAAAGTCGTGAGAATGAAATAAGAAGGTCAGAATTAGTCAGGACAAAATTTGATGAAACGATACGACAGATTGAGCGACAACATAATGAGTCTAGTAGTTCACTTGATAGAAAAAAGCGTCAAAGGGTTAAGGAACTTGTGGAAAACTTTCATCAAGATCCTGGATCCCTCTCAGAAGCTCTAGAAAAGGAATTTGGGTTTAAGAATGTTGAGTAGAATCCTAGTATTGATAGTAATTTTTAGTTTGTTCCCCGCAGAGTTATTCGCCCAAGAAGAAGAGCCACAGTTTACCCAGCTAGAAGAAGGCGAGCCGGCACCATTTACCGGCACTCTCTTCAACCCTACAGCAACGGCACAACTTATTGCAGATCGTGAGTTTCGGCTTACTGATTGTGACTTGCGTGTAAACTATGAGATTAATCTCTTAACAGCACGCCACGAGTTGGAGTATAATCTTCTGCAAGTTCGCTATGATTCGCTTGAAGAGCGCACCACAGCTTTGTCACAGCTAAAGAATCAGGAGATTGCTGATCTCCAAGAGATGGTGCGCAAGCACCCCAACCGCCATAGTCATTGGTTCTTTGCGGGAGGCTTTGTTGCGGGCGCTGTCGCTTCAATCGCGATCTTTTTTGCAGCGAGAGAGATAACACAGGGGTCGCAGTGAGTAATAAAGATTGGGACAGAATTGCGAAGATAGAACAAGCTATTAGCAAGAAGTATGGTCCTGAAGCCGTCCAAAATCCAAGGGGTAACTGGAATGACGAAAAAGAGAAACAATATCTTGAGCAAATACAAGAGCTAGCAAAAAAAGAAGTAGAGCTGCGCGACAAAGATGAGAAAGTAGAAGTTAATGGCATTTTAATGCCCAAGAAACTACTTAATAAAGAGTCTAATCGTACCTGTCCGGTGTGCGATACATATTCATTTGATGTTCGTGATGACATTTATATGAATAAATATGAGTGTTGCCGGATTTGCTACGTAAAGTATGTTGAAGATCGAGAGGACAGATGGCAACTTGGGTGGAGACCAAACAAGGGATTTGGAATTGCCATCCAAGATGATATCATAAAAGGGAGACCCACGAATGGCAACGACACTTGAGATTATCCGAGGAATCGCGCAAGCAGCTGCGAATGCTTACGACGGAGGGCATGACTTAGGCTCCTCCTATGGAGAAGGAGACGAAAAGATTGTTGGTCTAAAGCGCGAAGAGGGTCATATGATTAATGATCGCCGCGTCATTGATGGATTTAACGTAAAGTTTATGGGAAACGTTCTACGTGTCACTTACCAAGGAGAGGTTCAGCTAAAAGAGGTGTATGCTAACGATTTTGAAAGTAACATGGAGCAAACTTTTGCTGACATTGTAAAATTTCTTAAGAAAGAATATAAATCTATTACAAAGAACACTCTTTCCTTAAAGAAGCTCGGTGACTGTGATATGCTAGTACAAAATCGATCAAGAGTTTGGACATGGGTCCAAGCCACTTGCGACTATGAAATCGGCGGCTTGACCGGCGTAGTGGATGACGAGGCACAAAAGGAACTGGCTGATCGTAATTTCCGCAATCTCCTGAAGAGAACTCCGCAAGGCTACGGTCCTGAGACTCCCTAAAATGACGAATGGGCTACCAACTTACCAAGAAAGAAATTTATAAAGAAGTTATAAAGTGCGGTAAGGACCCCGTCTATTTTGTAAACAACTATGCCCGCATCTCTCACCCTCAAAAGGGGTTAATCCCGTTTAAAACATACGATTTTCAGTCAGAGCTTCTAAACGATTTTAACAACTATCGCTTTAACATTATTCTAAAAGCCAGGCAGTTAGGTATTTCCACAATTACAGCGGGATACATTGTCTGGCTTATGCTTTTTCATCGTGACAAGAACGTGCTTGTTATCGCCACCAAGTTCGGAACGGCATCTAACCTTGTAAAAAAGGTAAAGCATATCCTCAAGAATGTCCCCGACTTCTTGCAAATTACAGACATCACCATTGACAACCGATCATCATTTGAGCTGTCCAATGGATCGCAGATCAAAGCCTCTTCAACTTCCGGTGACGCTGGTCGTTCAGAGGCTTTGTCACTTTTGGTGGTGGATGAGGCTGCCCACGTTGAAGGTTTATCAGAGCTATGGACCGGTCTTTACCCTACGCTGTCAACTGGTGGTCGCTGCATCGCCCTCTCTACACCTAACGGTGTTGGGAACTGGTTTCACAAGACTTACACAGAGTCTGAGCAGGGTGTTAATGATTTCTACCCAACTCGGCTTATGTGGGACGTTCACCCAGATCGCGATCGAGAGTGGTTTGAGAAAGAGACAAGAAACATGTCTCGTCGACAGATCGCACAAGAGCTTGAGTGTAACTTCAACACATCTGGTGAGAC